ACTGCGCCGATTTCATTTCGGCGTCGGTTCATTGTACAATCGCGTTCCCTGATTTTCAAAGGTATTATTTCAGTATTCTTCTGGCAGGAGAATCGTCGTAGCAGACCGGTCTGCCTCGGTGATTATCCACACCTGGTTGCCATACCCATACGGCTTGTCATCCAGAAGTCTGTACGCAGACAGAATGCGGTCGCCGTTGTCGATGGCAGCGTCGTTCATCTGCCGGTCGTCCGCAGCCAGTTCGCCCCAGTCGCCAGCGTGGTGGCGCGCCAGCATCTCGGTCCACCGGGTGCCGGGCTGCGATAACGCAGCCGCAGCGCCGGCGGTGATGACCACTTTGCCCAGTGGAAATTTACTCACGTGGCATCTCCTTCGCCTGTGAAGTAACCGCCATCGGGGTTGGGTGGATTCAGTTCTTCGTAGGGGTTGCCGTCGAACAATTTTGCGAGCGGTGCGAAGGTGACATCGCCGTTGGATTCGCGATTCAATGCCACGATCACCCGCACCGGCAAGCCGGTCTTTTTGTCCTGGCAATCCAGCAACGCCAGGTCGCCATTTCTGGCGGCATCCAGAAGCGTCTGGAAATTCGTTTTGTAACCAATTGTGATCGCACTCACTGCGCATCTCCTTCTAATGCCCGCGCGATCGCGCTGTGTGGTTTGGCATCCGGGTCATCGTCGGCAGTCGGTCTTGCATCGTAGTAGCTGGTGACGCTGCCATCGGCACCGATCGCTTTGGCGGCGGCCGGCGCTGGGCCGTAAAACTGCTCCGCATCCTCCAGTTCGGAGCGGAACGTCTCCAGGGTGGGACACACCACTAGGCTGCGGTCCCCTTCGCAGTAGGTGAAGATCTTGCGTTCCCGCACATTCACCCACACTCCGAAGTACCAGGCATCCTGCCAGGTGTCGAACTGCCGCCAGGCTGGTGGCTGCAGATGCTTGAAGTCATAAAAGTAGCGGTCTGGCCCGCGCCGGATGCCCAGCTTCTGGTCGGCATCCTCGTCCCGGTAAATCTCGTTACCACGCTCGTTGACGGTCATTTGCTTTTCCTTGCTTGGTCAAATTCTTTCCTGCCGATGCGCCAGCCAATCTCCCAGGAAGTCCGGTCGAGATCGCTCCTGGTGGGTGGGTTGCACGGCTTGCCAGCGAGAGCGGCTTTGTAGCCGCTCCCTACCAGTTGCTTGTGGCGTGTAGGTGCGGCTTTCATCCGCACACCCTGTTGAAGAAGGCATCTTCGGCAATCTGTTTGGCGTCGATCTTGTCGTTGTCGCAGTTAATGACGCTGATCTCCCAGTGAGTCGTAAATGTGGCCAGGAACCAGATCGTGAAATCCTTGCCGTATACCGTGAACTCATTGGGTGCGATCTCGGCAACTTCCATTGATGCGAGTTGGAGGGCTTTGCGGAACGTGCCGCCATCCCATCGCCGCACGTCCGACAGGTAGTTATTCCAGACTGCGTAGATCCGGTCCACCGCAGGCAGGTCTTTTGCTTTCGCGAGAGCCGCACAGGCATCCAGCGCGTTCGTGGCCGCAGTGAAGTCCTGCTCGTAACAGCGGGTGAGCGACACCAGCTTGTCCAGGAATGCGACGGTGACGGGGTGGCAACTGCGGAAGTTGCCGTCGCGTCCTGGGAATCGCTGCATCTCCTCGTAGATGGGGCCGCAGAGAATGTTGCCCAGCGAAAGGGTGACGCCAGATACGTTGCAGGCATCCTGTACGTCGATGGCCGACTGCGCGGCCTGCTGAATGGTGATGTAGGTAGACATGATTGGCTCCCGGTTGCGGGAGGGGCTATTGCCCCTCTCCCTTCCCGATGACCCACTTTGGGAGCGGGTCGATTCCTTCGGGTTCCTTGGGTGGGCCCACCCAGGTCAGCAGGAAGTTCTCCTCGGTGACGACCTTGCACTTCTTCAGCAACGTGATGATGCGGTGATAGCTTTCGAGTGTCATGTTGGTCGGCATCAACATGGCGTATAAGTGGCCGGATGGGATCTCCCCGGCATCCTGGATCATCTCCCCAACTGCGATGATGACCCTCATTGCGGCTTTCGCCTGCTCTGGTGTAACTGCTGTTTTTGTCATAACTGCTTTAATCCTTTTTACTTAGACTTCGTTTTAATCGCTAAAACGTACTTATAGGTTATCTGATATTTAAGGCTAAAAGTACGACTTTTTGATGCGAGCACTAACTCGTTTCCGGCTATGTGGCCCAAAACTTAGTACCTAGAAATGGCATTCCAGCGAAGGTTCCCGCCGCGGCCGGCCAATCCTATGGCGCGAGTGCATTCTATGAACTCGCTGGCGACCCGCAGCACGATCGACCTGGACACGAAGTACCAGGAGCTAATTGCGATCCGGGCGCAGTTAATTGTTGCCCTCGCCAATCCCGTCCAGGAGATCCAGGCACCTGGTATCGGTGACGTGCAATACCTGTCTGTCGAAGACCGCCTAGCGCAGCTTCGCGCCATCGACGAAGAAATCAGCACCGTAGCCGGACTCCTGGGCCTTGGCTTCCCAAGGCGCAGGCCGATCCATCCCTGTGCCATCGAATGACAGCTCCTCAGCTTTTCGACGCATTCAATCGCCCTGTTTCGGCACACAGCAACGGACCCGTCCTGCGGGATACATCCTATGCCGGGGCCTCGCTGGTACCCAAGGAACTCTCTTCCTGGATGCCGCCGCTGCAGCCCGCCGATGCGGATCTCCTGCCCGACCTGGCGATGCTCACGGCGCGGAGCCGGGATCTCACCCGCAACCACGGCATAGCGGCCAGCGGCATTCGCACACTGACCGACAACATCGTCGGGTACACGCTGCGGTTGTCGGCGTGGCCCGACTATGTTGCCCTCGGCAAGTCGAAAGAGTGGGCCGATGACTGGGCGCGGCAGACGGAATCGGTGTGGCGTACCTGGTCCAACTCGACAACCTGTGATGCGTGCGGACTCCAGACGCTGGCCGGTCTGACCACCCTGACCTTCCGCAGCACGCTGCTGAACGGCGACGCGATCGCGCTGGCGCTGTGGCAACCGAAACGGAACGGTTTTGCGACTACCCTTCAACTGGTCGAATCCGACCGGCTGGCAAATCCCGACTGGCGGCAGGTCAACTCCAGGGTCCGCGGCGGCATCGAGACGGACGCCCAGGGCCGGCCGATTGCCTATTACATCCGCAGGAACAGCAGCTTCTACATCGACTCCTGGGGCATGACCGATGTATACGGCTACACCAACGATTACGAGCGGGTGCCTGCCTACACATCCTGGGGCCGCCGGCGGGTGATCCACGTCTTTGAACCGGAGCGCGTGGGCCAGACTCGCGGCGAGCCGCTGTATGCCCCGCTGCTCGAACAGTTCAAGATGTTCGACCACTACCAGCGGGTCGAGCTCCAGTCGGCTATCGTCAACGGCCTCGTGGCGGCGATCATCCAGACGCCGATGGATCCAGCCGCGCTGGCGGAACTGATGGGCGGCGAACCGGAAGAATACCTCCAGCGCAAAAACGAATACCGCACCTACTTGCGGGGCGGCGCCGTGATTCCGCTGTTTCCTGGCGACACGATGGAGCCGTTTGCGCCGTCTCGGCCGGCAAGCCAGTATCCGGCGTTTGTCACCACAGTCCTGCGGCACATTGCCAGCGGTCTGAATATTCCCTACGAACTACTGGTGAAGGATTTCTCGCAGACCACCTATGCGTCAGCGCGTGCGTCGATCGAGGAAGCCCGCAGGATGTTTCTCGCCAGACGCGCATCGTTCGCCCAGAAGTGGATGCAGCCGATTTACGAACTGTGGCTGGAAGAGGCCGTGGATAAGGGCCTAGTCGATGCGCCGGACTTTTACAACAAACGTGCGTACTACCAGCGGGCCAAGTGGATTGGACCTGGCCGGTCTGCCATCGATCCGCTGAAGGAAGTGGAAGCAGCCAACCGCCGTATTGCCACCGGGCTATCGACGCTCGAGGTGGAGTGCGCGGAGTACGGCCTGGACTGGCAGGACGTGCAGGAACAGCGGGCGACGGAGATCGCCAGGCAGCGGGCGCTGGGACTGTGGGAAGACAACCTCCAGCTTCAGGCGCCAGGTAAGCAATTCGGTGGAGATGGCGGCGTCCCTAATGCCGCCGAGGAGCGTTAAATGCTGGTCAGAATTTTGCACGAACTCGTATCCACGCCGTGGGCGATCCGCGCGCAGGACCTGGAAATGATGGTCAGTATCGCGCAGCGGGAATGGACCGATGAGCGCATCGAGGCGCTGGCGGCCCGCAACGGCAAGCCACTCGACAACACCGGCGGCGACGTGGAGATTCGCGACGGCGTTGCCATCTTTTCCATCCGCGGTCCGATGATTCACTACGCCACGGTGTTCTCCAGCGTCAGCGGGGCCACCAGCTATGAGACGGTATCGCTCGACTTTACAAAGGCGCTCGAGAATCCTGCGGTGCATTCGATTCTCCTGGACATCGATTCTCCTGGCGGGGCGTTCGATGGGATGAGCGAATTGGCGGCACGTGTCTTCGAGGCGCGTGCCGTCAAGCCAGTCGTGGCGTATGTCGGGGGCTTGGCGGCATCCGCCGCGTACTGGCTCGCCGCGGCGACGGAAAAGATTTACGTCACCGATGGCGCTCAGGTGGGTTCAGTAGGCGCGGTCATGCGGCTGCGCGACAGCCGGGAGGCTGACGCCAAGGCCGGCTACCAGACCTTCGAGTTTGTTTCGTCCCAGAGTCCCCGCAAAGCGATCGACCCGGCGACGGACGAGGGGCGCGCGCAGATTCAGCAGATTGTCGACGATGCCGGATCGTTGTTTGTCGAGAAGCTGGCGGCCTACCGCAACACCGAGGCAACGACGCTGATGAAGCGGTACGGCAAAGGCGGCGTTCTGAGTGCCAAGCGGGCGCTGGACGCTGGCATGGTCGATCAGATTTCAACGTTTGAGGCAGTAGTGGCGGAACTCCGCCAGGCACAGGAGGCGCGGATGGAAACAGCAACCATCGCTTTGGAACAGACCGCCCAGCAAGTGAGGACCGAGGAGCGGACACGCATCCTCGCCATCCTCAACTCGCCGGAAGCGGAACGAAGGCGGGCCGTGGCGCAGGAGATTGCCTGCACAACGGACTTAACCGTGGAGGCAGCAATTCGGGTATTGGCGAAGGCGCCGGTGGAGAGTTCTCTTTCTGCCGCGATGGACGAAGCACCGAACCCGAAGGTTGGACCTGCACGAGAAGCAGACACCGGCGAAGACGAGGTAGCAGCGATCCTGCGCTTTGTCCCGCAGCGGGCCGGACAGGAGCGGAGGTAACCACACATGGGAGCAAGTTTCACAGTCGAACTGCCATACCTTTACAAAGGTCTGGTATCGGCGGACACCGTTTCCACCCAGGGCACGATTTCGAGCGGCCAGGGTCTGGTGTATCGCGGCACGGTGCTGGAATCCGCAGCGGGATCCAACATCTACATCAAGGCAGCTACCGCGGCCGCGGCGGTTGCGATTCTGGCTGAGGACGTGGACGCGACCGCAGCGGCGGTCAAAGCCACCGTCATTATCGGCGGCAGGGTGAAGGCGAATGCTATTGCGGCAGGCGCACTCGATCACTCAGCGGTCCGGGACGCACTGCGGGCACACGGCATCCTTGTCGAAACGGTTCTCGATATAACCGGCCAGATCGTCAAGGGTTCCGCCACCGCCGCTCCGCTCTCGGCTCCGCAGGTCATCGCGGGCGAGCAGCCAGACGAAGAGACGAACGAGGCGCTGGACGAGCGTGCGGCAGAGGCCGAAGAAAAGCAGCAGGCCGAAAACGAAAAGCTGGTCGAGAAGGACGAAGCCGACAAGGAAGAGGCGCAGCGCCAGAACGAAGTGCTTCGCCAAACGGCCCAGCGGCGCCGGGAAGAGGAGCAGCGCGAAGCCGACGAAGCTGCTGAGAAACGGCGGCAGAACGAGGAAGGTGCGAAGTGAACCTCTACTCCACAGACACCCTAATGCGGGTGGTCGAACAAATGTACCCGGCACCACAGTTCCTGGTGGACCGGTACTTTCCGACCATCCAGACAGAGATGTCGGAAGAGATCCACTTTGATCTCTACGAGGACATGCGGCGGGTAGCACCGTTCGTCAACCCTCTCGTGGAAGGCCAGATTGTGGAATCTCTCGGCTACATCACAACCACGTTCAAGCCGCCATACATCAAAGACAAACGGGTCTTTGACACCTACCGTCCATTCCGCCGCCAGTTGGGCGAGAATTTCACCGGCACGCTGACGCCGGCGAACCGGACGCGGGCGATGCTGGCCCAGGATCTCCAGGACCAGATGAACATGGTGGCCCGGCGCGAAGAAGTCATGGCCGCAGAGACGCTCATCACCGGAAAGCTGGTGATCGAGGGCGACAAGTACAAGCGCGTGCAGTTGGATTTCAAGCGCAATGCCGGCCTCATCGTCGTGGCCAATCCGGCGTGGGACCAGCC